GTACCGCCATGTGCTGGTCGAGTTCGATAAGAAGTCCAAGGACGAGCAGATCGGCATCTTCCAGCAGTCCAACCTGCCCATCAGCCTGCTGGTGGACTCCGGAGGCAAGTCCATCCACGCCTGGGTGCGGGTCGATGCCGCCGACAAGACCCAATGGGAGGAACGCCGCAACACCATCTACGAATACCTAGCCGACCATGAACCCGACCCGCAGAACAAGAACCCGTCCCGTTGGTCCCGCCTTGGCGGGGTCAAGCGAGGCGAGAAAGAGCAACGCATCATCGCCTTCAATGTCGGCGCGGAGGACTGGGATGCCTTCATCGCTTGGCGGGAAGGGCAGGATGCTCCCGATGAAATCCGTACAGACACGCTTGAGACATACGACACGAAGAACGACCCGAACCATGTCATTGGTCATGGTCGGTACCTTTGCCGAGGTGGAAGCCTTCTTGTCACGGGCCAGTCTGGAATTGGAAAGTCATCGTTCGTCATGCAGATGGCAACTTCGTGGGCGGTGGGACGGGAGTTGTTCGGCATCCCTGTCATCCGACCTCTCCGCATCGGCGTGGTCCAAGCGGAGTGCGATATGGGCGACCTTGCGGAGGCTTTTCAAGGAGTGTCGAGTGGGATGATGCTGACGGGCGAGGAGCGCGCGCTGTGCCGGGAGAACCTGCGGTTCTTCACCGAGGCGAGCAAGACGGGCAAGGACTTCGTGGACCTGTGCCGCAAGATCATCGTGCGGCTCAAACTTGATGTGCTGGTGGCGGACCCGTTGCTCTCGTATGTGGGGGGTGACCTATCCAAGCAGGATGTCTGCTCCCACTTCCTGCGTAACCTCGTCCAGCCCGTCCTCCAGGAGACGGGGTGCATCATGGTGTTCATCCACCACGAAGGTAAGCCGAAGCCCAAGGAGACGACCGATGAGCAGACGATTTCCGACATGGCATATAGCGGCCTTGGTAGTTCGGAACTCGTAAACTGGGCGCGCGCCATCATCAGCGTCCGGCGCGAGTCCAAGGACAAGCCCATCTTCTCGTTCAACTTGACCAAGCGCGGCAAGTTGGCGGGTATGCGTACGGTGGACGGCAAGCCCACGCTGTCGCTGAAGTTGAAACACGCCGACCACAAGGTGCTGTGGGAGGTCGCCCCGATGATGGAAGGCTTTGAGTTGCTGAAGGTGGGCCAGCAGTATGCCCACTTCTCGTCCAAGCCCACGATCAGCCGGAAGGCTTTGCTGGACGAACTGACCAAGGAATATAACTTGCAACTCGACCAGGCGGAGGCTCTCATCAAGGGCATGGTCACCAACGGCATCCTCAAGCCGAAGAAGATTGGCCCCGCGCTGTTCTACCAAGGCACCAAAGCCGAATGAAAGTCCTGGAACTATTCGCTGGTAGCAGGTCCATCGGCAAAGCCGCCGAGCAACTTGGGATGCAGGTGTTCTCATCCGACATCAACAACTTTGATGGCATCCACTACCCCGTGGACATCCTCAAGTTCAATGTGAACATGGTTCCGTTCAAGCCGGACATCATCTGGGCTTCCCCCCCTTGCACCTGTTTTAGCGTGGCATCTCTTGGGCATCATTGGACGGGCGGAAAGGGCGCGTACATCCCAAAGACCGAGGAAGCGATGGTCAGCATGGCTATCGTCAAGCAGACCCTGGCTATCATCGAGCATTTCAATCCCCGGTTCTTCTACATCGAGAACCCGAGGGGTATGCTTCGCAAGATGCCGTTCATGGCCCACCTCAATCGGAACACCATCACCTATTGCCAGTACGGGGATGATCGCATGAAGCCCACGGACATCTGGACGAACAATTCCAACTGGATACCCCGTGAGGTTTGCAAGAACGGGGACACCTGCCATGTGTCCGCGCCCCGTGGTTCCCGTACCGGCACCCAAGGTCGTTCCAATGCTTATGAGCGAAGCAAGATACCTATGGAGTTGTGCCTAGAGGTTCTTAACGCCTGCCGTTAATCTAGGATGCCCTAGGGGGCTTTTTGTTTGAACACCTTGACCAGCACCGCCACCAGAACGCCGAAGCACCCCAGAGCCAAAGCCCAGCCGAAATCCCGAATGGTCTGCAAGGCGACCGTGGCGGTGGACAACTGACGCTCAAGGTTGGCATCGTCCGACTTCAGTTCCTTGCCGCCGTCCACGATGATGAGGGCCATCGTCTGACTGTTGCCGAAGGCGGACAGGACCGTATCGCAAATCCATGCGGAACCCAGCGCGCTCATCCCGGCGGCGACCGTTAGGATCGTCACCGCCCAGAGCAGGTTGGTATCAACGCTTCTTTTTAGCGGGTCGTTTTCCATTGGGTTTCTTGGTGATACCTGCGGCCTTCTCTACCTTTTTCAGTTCGCCCGACAACCTGGCTTTGACGGCGGACTCCGCCCAGGCGATGATGTGAAGGGCCATGTAGCCCGACAGCCCGTTCAACGCCCAGAGCATCTTCTTGTTCTGGACATAGCCTTCCAGCGCGAAGCCCGATAGGACGGCGACCGCCATAGCCGCAAACAGGTTGGCACACACTTTGCCGATGGACAGTTTCTCGTCCGTGAGGATGATCTTCACCGCCATGCCCATCATGCCGAGGAGTCCGGCGATGCCCGCCTGCTTGACCTCTGGGCTGATGTCGTCCGGGCCGATGGATGCAGGGGGAGGGGGGGTCATTTGCGGCGGTACCCCTGCTTCCAGAGGTTGTCGGCAATGAGGGTGGCGGCGGCGGCTACCTTGCCTTCGGGCATCTGGGGGAAAGCCACATGGAGGAACTCATGGACCATCGTATCAATCATCTCGTCCTCGGGCTGGCGGGGGTCGATGCTCACCACCCCCGTCTTTGTGTCCAACTCCCCGAAGTTGGTCGAATTGCGGGTCGTAGGGGGGTTATCCCCGAGTTCCTCAAACACCACCTTGATCGTTCGGCTCTTTGGCATCGGGGATGGGGTCTGGGCAAGCCGTAGCGGGCTTTGCCGTCTTAAAGGCATACCAGATACCTCCCACGATGCAAACGCCGCCTAGCGAGGCAAGTGAGGGCAGGAACCAAGGGGTTTCGACTAGAGAGGGGAAGGCCAGCAGGCTAGCGGACCCGGCGGCACAGGCGGCGGCACCTAGGAATTGCCGGAGCCAGGCGAGGGCTACGGCGGCGAGGGCTAGGCAAGCCCCGATGCCCGCGCAGGTCCAAGTGACCACATCCTTCTTGGCTTGGGCAATCTCCGCCTTGAGCGCGGTGATCTGCTTATTGGCGTTGTCGAGAGCCTGCTTGTTCTTGAGGGCTTCGGCTTCAGCCTTGGCGAAATTGCTGTCGATGACCGCCAGCAGTTTGCGACCCGCATCCTCGGCGCGCTTGTATTCCTCGGGGTTATTGCGGGCGACCCGGTTCCGCACATAGTCGATGTGGGTCTGGTCGGGCTTGGGGAGGTAGGCGGCGGCTACCCCGAGTTCGGCTTTGACGATGGTGGGCTTGTCCGAGTTCTCGGAGGCCACGGCGATGCTGGCGGCTACGCGCTGGTCGCTCTTGTCGATTTGGGTGCCGAGGGTGCCGAGGTCGGCGGTGGGGGTACCCGTCCCCTGCGTGTCGGCGGTCGGGGTGCAGGCCGTGAAGCCGAACAGGGCGATTACCAAAATACGATGCATCGTAAATTGGTTATTTACCCTTGAGCGCGTCGAGGAGAGCCTTGCCCTTATCTTCCGTGGTCTTGATCTTGGCGGCGTTATTGCGGAAGAACAGGACACCGCAGGCGAACCCGGCGGCGAAGGACAGGACGATGGAGATGACGTAGAGCATTAGGAAATAATCCAGCGGTCGGCGGCAACCTTGATGGCGTGAACAATCGTAGTCGAGGTGATTGAAGTTGTACCGCTGATAAGAGGAGCAGGTGTCATACCATCTTCTGGGATGATGCTAATGTTTGGCGAACCGTCAGCCGCAATCATGATGTGAGTCCCAACAGCAAAGGAGTATGTTGAGTCCTGAGGGATGGTAAGCGTTAGGCTAGACGCTCCGTTTGAATACACAATCATGTTGGCATCGGAACTTGCCAACGTGTAGGTGGAGTTTGAGGACTGGTCGTTGACGGTCTTAACCGGAAGTTTCCCGTCGAGCGCGGTCTGGAGGTCCGTCTGGCTGGACAGCGTCCCGGTGATGCTACCCCAAGCGGCGGACGCGCTGGGCGTAGACCAGACTAGGTCGGTGCCGTCGTAGGTCAGCGCCTGTCCCGTCGTCGGGGCCGTCGCGTTGAGCGTCGAGGTCGCGCCGTTCGAGAGCGTGCTGATGGTCAGGCCACCGCCACCGCCACCCGCCGCCCAGATGAGGTCGATGCCGTCGTATTGCAGGACATCGCCAGCGGTCGTCGGACCAGCGACAGGGTTGGTCGTGACGACACCAGCCGTGAGTTGATCTGCGGCGGCAGTTCCACCAACAACAGATACCCATCCAGCATCTTGGCGAGCGTATGGGGTTCCATCGCTCGGGGCATCGGTGATGCCTGGGGCTACCCATTCCGTGTTGTAGTCGGTGCCGTCAATCTTCGCCAAGACCTGTCCCGCGCTACCGCCGACAGGAACGCCAACGCCAGCCGTACCCTGCGGGCCAGTCTCGCCTTGGATGCCCTGTTCGCCTTGGATGCCTTGCGGACCTTGGATGCCTTGGTCGCCCTGCGGACCTTGGATGCCCTGCGGACCCTGCGGACCAGTGGCACCAGTCAAACCAATCGGACCTTGCGGACCAGTGGCACCAGTAGCCCCCGTGGGACCAGCAGGGCCAGTCGCACCCGTGGCACCCGTGGCACCAGTCGCACCCGTAGGGCCAGCAGGACCTTGGATGCCTTGGATGCCTTGAGGACCAGCAGGACCAGTAGCCCCCGTGGGTCCAATCGGACCCTGCGGACCTTCGATGCCAGCCGCACCTTCAAGGTTCACCGTCCAGGCGGCATAGGTG